ACTAGGTTGAGATGTAGGTTGTCCTGAAGGTCTACCAGAAGGCTGAGCTGTGGGTTTTCCACTTGGTTGAGAAGTTGGTTGCCCTGATGGGTTTCCAGATGGTTGACCTGATGGTTTTCCAGATGGTTGACTAGTCGGTTGTCCCGACGGTTGAGAAGTTGGCTGTCCGGTTGGGTAATTAGATAACATATTTTTCCACCATGCCAATGTATCACTACCGCTTTCAGCAGAAATTATATCAGGTTTTTCATCACCATTTACATCAATTGTATATATTTGTCTAACACTACTTGCGGAAGTAGTAATTACGTGATGTGTGAAACTTTCCGAACCATCATTTTCAAACCATCCTATCTGATTACTTCTAGAAGCCGCATAAATTATATCTATATCACCATCATTATCCATATCCATTGCATATACTGATTCTGGACCATCAATAGTTGTGCTTAATGTATTTTCTGTAAAACTCTCTGAACCATTATTTTCCCACCATGAAACAGTATCATCATCATAACTACACGTTATGATATCATTATCACCATCATTATCTACATCTATTACATATGCACTACGAGCATTACTAATTGAACTACTTAATACATTTTCTGTAAAACTTTCCGACCCATCATTTTCCCACCATGATACTGTATCATCTCTACTTGACACTCCTAATATATCAATATCACCATCATTATCTATATCTGTTGCATATACAAATCTTGCACCATCAGCAGTACTAGTTATTACTTGTTCTGTAAAAGACTCTGAACCATCATTTATCCATAAAGCAATTGTATCATCACTAAAAGATGCAGATAATACATCTATATCACCATCTCCATCTATATCTATAGCAAATACCCATCGAGCACCATCCTCATTAGTAGATATTTGATGTTCGGTAACACTTGTTGAACCATTATTTTCCCACCAAGAAATGGTATCATCAAATGATGATGCTGAAAGAACATCTATATCCCCATCACCATCTACATCTATAGCAAATACACATCTTGCTTGACCCGCACTTGTTGTTAAAACATACTTGGTAAAATTCTCTGAACCATCATTTTTCCAAAAGGCTATTTCACCTGTATCCTTTGAAGCAGATAATATATCAATATATCCATCACCATCTACATCTATTGAATATACACTTCTAATATTATCGGCTGTATCAGTTGCGCTTGAAAGCACATACTTATACGTTTCTGAAAAATAATCTGACGCAACCAATTGTCTATTATTTAAATTTGTATTATTTAATACATCGCAAAATATTTTAATTGGATTATGTAATAAAATTAAAATAAAAAAACAACCATACATATCAACCATATATATAATATAACATTATTTTTATATTATATACCATTCATTTGAATTATATACTAGCATAGATATCTTTATCTTTTTTTGTATTTTCTTTTAACATATATCCATTTGTGGTCTTTCTACGAATTATCATAGTATTTTCAAGAGGTTCTTTACTATGTATATTATCGTGACATTTTTCACATATTGACATCAAATTTGCTGGATGATTTTTATGAAAACTTCCAATGAATCCATCGCTATTCGCATCTTTCTGTTGATTAATATGATGTATTTCTTCTCCTAATGTTTCCTTACACATCTCACACTTCCCCTTTATTTTTTTAGCATTATACTTTGTAGTTTTATTAGATAATTCACCACGTTCATTTGGATAATATTTATTTCTGATTTTATATGCTTCTTCCATAAAGTCTTCTTCTAAGTATAATGATTTACATACTTCTAATCCATAAGTCCTAGGACCTGACCCTTCTCGTAATTTACGGTCATATATAAGTATATCCAATTCACGATCAAATGTAACTGCCATATGATAACAATATAAATTTTTCAACTTTTTTATTTCTTCAAAATCAATGATTTCGTGAAAGTGAGTAGCAAATATAAAGGACGATTTATTTTTATGCAATTTACTTAACCCAGCAACAAATATACTCAAAGCAGATTCCATTTCAGTTCCAGAACATAACTCATCACCTAATACTAAGCTATTTTTATCAGCCATTTTTAAAATTACACGCAATTCCGACATTTCCACAGCAAACGTTGATAATCCTTTGAAAATATTATCATTTCCAAGAATACGTGAAAAAATTGCTGTGTATGGTTTATATGTAAAAGAACTACAAGGCACATAAATACCTGATTGAGCTAGAACGATTGATATTCCCAATGCACGAATCAAACTTGTTTTACCAACAGCATTAGTTCCATATAATAATATGCCATTTGTTGTTTTTTTATTATTCTCTTTACCTATGCATATATCATTTGTCACATATAACTCATTTTGTTGAATATGTTCTATTAAACAATGTCTCAAATCACAAGCATCAGCATATGATTTTTCCGCCTTTTCATTAATTTCTGGTTTACAGTAGTTATATGTCTTGGCAATATATGCCTTACAAACAATTACATCTAACTTTGCGATATATTCACATAGACATTCTAATGATTCAAAATGTTCTCTTACGAATTCTGATAACACTTGCAGATAAACTTTTGATATCATGTTATTGATTTTTTCTTTATATTCAGAGTTTTTTCGTAGAACTTCATTTAATCGTGGAGATTCTATATTCATATTACTTGTTGATGCTTTTGTAAATTTAATATCATCTGACTTTATTGGATAATCAATATCTTTACCTTTTTCTTTTTCATACTTTATCATATATTGTTTTAATGATACTGACCTTTTTTGAGTTATTTGTACGAATCTTCCGCTCTTTTCTGTTTCGTGTAGTTTGATATAATCTATGTCCGAATTCTTCTCATTTAACTTCATTAAAGTGTTTAAATATGTAAAAATTCTATTAAATTCATCCACACAATTGTTCTTTTCTATTATCAATTCATCTAATTCTTCAGATATACCCGATTCAATTACATTTTGTGAAAAACTACTCATAGAGGATATATTTTTACACTCTTCCAATATAAAATGTGTTTCCAGGAAATTAATTATAGATTGACTTTCTTGTTCTATATACGTATTTGGGTCTATACCTGAATGCAATCCAATTATACCTTTTATTAAATATTGACATATATCGGGCAATTCATAAAGACATACATTTAACTGTTGAATTATTTTAATACCATTATATAATTGGTAAACAGATGAAGGATAGATTTTCTTAACAACCAATTGACGGCATATTTTTTCCATATCTCGAATTTGTTTCATTTGTTTGCGAAAATTATCAACCAAACTATAATTATCATCTGATAAAAACTGTTCGGTCATAGAGTATTCTAGATTCAACCATTCTACATCAAACACTGGATTCGTTAATTTGTATTGAAATCTACGTTTTCCCATTGGTGTAGAACACTTATTCAATAAATTTAATACAGACGATAACGTTCCATATTGCTTACTTTCCATTATATTATCATCAATTATATTCAGTTGCTTTAATGTATGATTCGCCAAAATCATTCTATCAGTTGTATTATTAAATTGTGGAATAGATATTTTTCTAACCAATTCAGAATTATGCTCTTGTATAAAATCTAATAAATAACAAAACGACTGGGTTGCGATTGTATCTGTTTGAAATTCACTACAAACATCATATGTATCTTCTTTAAAAAAAGCTGTTAGTATTTGTTTTATATATCTCTGTTCTCCGCATCGTTTCACTTTAATACTAATATCTTCTCCATTAGATACTCTATGAATACTGGTTGAACGAATACCTGAATATTGTATTATTTTATCCAAATCACTATCATCAAATGGCGTTATCATTACTATTTCACTTGGTGAATACACTGATATATATCGTTCCAATTCATCAAATGTAGTAGTATTCATATAAAAAGTAGTTTCATATTGAAAAATATATGATTTTCCAGTAAAAATATTAACCACTGAAATACCATATATAATAGTATCACGAATATTTGATTTAGTTTTACCTTTTCTTATGGTTGGTTTGTATGTTTCCATCCATATACACATTATATTATTAGTCATTACTGGAGAAGTATCTGTATCACACGAAATTAATGTTCCTGGTGAATATACTCTATCTAATACACGTTTTACTACATTTCCTTCCTTTTCTTGGATATATACTGGTATTGTATATCCATAATCAGTAAGACGAGAAAGATATTTATCAACTGTATAATCTCGAAAACCCGCCATTAATACGCCACCATTATCATATTGTATTTTCTTTTCTGATATATTTAATTGACATATTTCACATACTTCTGATATATTGCTACCATTTATTTCATCATTGTCATTTTTTATTCCGTATATTTCAAAAAACGCACCCACTTGTAATAAAACTACTACTTTTTTACCATATTCTTCACGATATTTTTGTGTTAATGTAAAATATTCTTTATAAATACTGACACTACTGGTTGCGTCTGACTTCATTTGAACTAACATATATAAATTTTTATATTTATATTTATTTATAAAGTATTTCTTGTATACTTATAAAGCATCACTATTATTTCACTTATTATATTTAATAATACATATCTACGTCGTTTTGTTATAATCGCATATCGTAAAAAATGCATACGATTTACAATATACTCCAATTCAGTAACAATAGTTCTATCCAATAATAATAATTGTGATATTATTTGATTTATTAAATCAACTATTATACTCTGTCTTCGTTTAAGACGAATGTAATTAGATAGTAAATACAAAGCATATAATATTTCCTTGATTTTAAATACATTATCCATATATATATCTTCTGGTTCCGGCTCTGGTTCCGGCTCCGGTTCTGGTTCTAGTTCCGGCTCTGGTTCTGGTTCCGGTTCTGGCTCTGGCTCTGGCTCTGGTTCGGGTTCGGGTTCTGGTTCGGGTTCCGGCTCCGGTTCTGGTTCTGGTTCCGACGTAATTGGTGGCAATACATTTTCTTGAAATTGACCTATTATATTTCCAGGAGGTGCTGTATTCTGAGTTACATCAACAATACGTGTTTCTGGATTATACGAATAACCCATACCAAATCTCGTGCTTGCTTTCCATACTAAACACGTAAAATGTCCGGTTCCTGGAGAATACCCTGGATTATTAAAATTGTATAATTTTATTTCATCGTACCATAAATCTATACTTTTCTTTATTAATTCCATCATATTGTTACCTTGACCCTGAAAATATGCTAAGTTCTCTCCATAATCATTATTATCACTATGCTGAAATAAATTATTACTAACGAGATAATATGAATATTCTTGAGAAAACTTCGCAATTGTATCATCCCAAACCAAAGGTGGAGAACCGTGACGAGCTCTATATGAATTTACATATCTGGTTATTTCTTCTTTTTGTTCCAACGAAAATATTGGTTGTTCTATAGACATTATATAAACTCCACTACATTATATAATGCTAAATATTTTTAATTATATATGTTTGTTACCATAATCAGTATTGTAAAATACAATTCACAAATGTAATTATACAAATTTACAAACATTATTTTCAATCAAAAAATTGATATATAGAATTATAACTACTTATATATATCAACAAAACAAAATGGAATATGGCAATTTCTTAGAGATCGATGATAATGATTATTATATAAGGAAGTATTCCGATGAAAATATACCAATATATAGTAAACCACTTACACCTTCTCCTGATATTACAAGACAAATAATCAATGAAGAAAAGGTGTTTATACCCATTCAAAAAAACAATAGTTGTGATGTTTTTGCACTACCCAATTCTATTGATAAATATATAAATTATTTCATAACATTCCAAGTCTTAATAATAGTATATGCTATTTATATAGTTTTCAATCTGTTCCGTTAATGAAATTGTGATACAATGTATCCGGATTATGATTTTGAACTTCACCGCATATCAACGCCATACTTTCATACATTTTACGTAACACATCATTCGGTGTAGTAGCCCCAATTTTAATAATACCTTGTTTTATAAGATATTTTTTTACATCCAATATTGGCGTTTGTTTCAATAATTGGCTTTTAGTAGTTACCTTATTTCTTAGCGTTTTATTTGATACCAATACGGATACTTTGGGTGCTACTTGAGAACGTCCAATTTTATAAGTCCTACGTAGCGTCTTTTTTCTTCTCATTTTTTTTGGCTTACCACCATACTTTATCTTATTTAATATGTCTTGCTTTTGTTTTAATTCACTCATTTTTTTTAATCCGTCAGTTATTCTATTATCTATAATATTATTTTGAGTTACAGGTTTGCTCTCTATGACATTCATTTCACTAGGTTTATTTGGTTGATTATTTGTTGTAGGAATATTACTAACTAATGGAGTATTTTCTCCTATATGTAATGCTGGTCTATTATTTTGTGTCTTATTCATATAATTACGATAAGTTGGTAAATTACCATTTTTTAAACAACCATATTGTGGTGTAATATTATGACTTGCATGTATATTTGTTGTTATAGTCGGCGTAGATGAAACATGTGTATTTAATGCTGGTTCGCTGGTTATACTTGGATACTGTCGTAATGTTGTATTTTTTGGAACATTCAATTCATTCTTTTTTGTTAAGTTATCGAGATATTCGCGAGCATTATCAAACTCTTTATTAAATTTTTCTGTCTCTGTATTTACTTTACTTGGTGTAGATTGTTGTTTTGTATTATCAAATAACCGTTTATATCTTTCTTCCTGATGTTTTCTTATCATTTTCAATAAGGATTGTTTTCGTAATGTATCTTGTTTTTTATTAACCGGATTTTTTACACGTATCTTTTCTTGTTTTGGTTCTTTCGGTTTTACTTTTTTTGATTTATTATTATTATTTGAAAATGTAAATAATTCAGGGTTAATTGTTAATACCTTCTTGTCACTCATATATATAATTACTCATACGAAAAGAAATAATAGATCGTAACTAATATTATAATTTCCTAAACAAAATATAATATTACACATATAATGTAGAAATAAACGATTTTTCCTGTTTTTCTTTATTCTCCAACAGCATCTTGAACCCACTATCTAAATCTTCTTGTGTTATTTTTTTACGCAATTCTTTATTTTTACCATATATTCGCCTTCCATGACATATTTTTACATAGGTAAATAATAATTCTACATCCCTACCATAACTTTTCATATGTTCTATATTTTTATCAAACCATTTTACATTTAGAATTTTATCATCTACAAAATCCCATCCTTGATTTTTCACTTTTTGTTCTAATATTTTCATTAGTTCAAAAGAACTATAATTATCAATAGTAAATCTCCAAATAAATCTTGATTTTAACCCTTGGTTTGCTTTGAAAAATGTACTATTCATTTCTTTTTCATATCCTGCTATAATTACCATTAAATCATCTTTATGGTCGCTTAACGATTCACATAATATATCCAAGCATTCCTTTGAAAAACTATCATTACTCTCTGAACTCGCCAATGAATATGCCTCATCAATAAACAATACACCACCTAAACAATCATTTATTAGCTGTTTTGTTTTTATTGCCGTTTGACCTAAATAACCTGCTATTAAATCATTACGAGTTATTTTTTTAAAGATATTCTTCTTCAATATTCCTATTTTTGAATACATAGTTCCTATTATTTTTGCTATTTCTGTTTTACCAGTTCCTGGTGGTCCATAAATAACTGTATGTTTATAATCACCTCCTTCTTCATTATTATGTAACCCTTGAATAAAATATAATAGTTGATTTAAAATTGACTGTTTCAAGGTTTTTATTCCTACCATATTATTTAATAACACCAATTCCGTTTTAATTTTATGTAGTGTTTCTAAATCTATATTGTATTCCGTATCTGCTTCATATTTATATGCGTTCAATACATTGATTAAATCATCAATACTATTTATCTCCACATCTATATTTTCTTCTTTTGTTTTCTTTGTTATAGTATTTGTCGGCGGGTTTAATGATAAATCCAAAACGTCCTTTTTTATTTGTTCTTCCTTCGTTTTAATTAACTTCAATGAATAAAACGGCATAAGATAATCATTAGTTTGGCTACGTTTGTAATCGCATTTAATTTGAGGTATTTTATCTAGGTTCATATTTACATAATTATTTCGTATCGATTGTCGTAATATTTCATATTCACCCTTTATAAATGGCTCATTTATATCATAAGAATCTAAATGCCTTATAAAATTTGTATAATTTGATTCTTCCATTAACTACAATATTTAATTATGTCTATATTCTTTCAAGAATGTAAATAAAAAATTGAAAAGAACTTATTTGAATTATAACACATAAATTTCGTAATAATGAAGTACGACTTAAAATCCACCGTACTTTCCAACAATCCTGTATTATCTGGTAACGATAATATGCATAAATCGGTTGATGATTCATTCGATAAAAACAATATCAAGTTTATTATTGATAATGAAAATAGACAAAAAGAACATCTTGATAGTATTATGTCTTCTATTACCGATGATGAAGCTAAATTATTAGAACATCTCGGCGATTATACCGAAGAACCTTATAATATTATTGAATCTTACTTCGATGGTAAGCATTTGGAAAGATTGGTGAGGCATCAATTAGAATCTTACAATAACTTTGTCAATTATCAAATACAACGAACAATCCAAATGTTTAACCCGGTGGTTATTCGTTCAGAAAATGATTACAACGAACAGAAAAATAAATACTTTCTCGAAATATTTATCAATTTCACTAATTTTAAATTATATCCTCCACAAATTCACGAAAATAATGGAGCCACTAAAACAATGTTGCCTCAAGAAGCTAAATTAAGAAATTTTACATACGCTTCTACTATGACAGTTGATATCAATATTAAATATGTCATTCGTAATACTGAAAATATGGATAATCCAAAAACTGTTGAAAAGTTTTTACCCAAAATCAATATTGGGAAATTACCGATTATGATTAAGTCCAGTATTTGTGTTCTTACACAAAATCCTCATATAACTCCACAAGAAACTGGAGAATGTTCTATGGACTGTGGTGGATATTTCATCATTAAAGGTTCAGAGAAAACTGTTCTAGGTCAAGAGAGGGCAGCAGAAAATAGAATTTACGTTTTTGATGGTAAAAACACGACAAAATGGACTTGGATCGCAGAAATCAAATCAGTACCGGATTTTAAATGTATTTCTCCAAAGCAAATCGAAATGATGATTTCTAGTAAAAATAACGGTTTTGGAAATGGAATATACATATCTATACCTCGTATTAAACAACCCATTGAGCTATTTATTGTATTTCGAGCATTGGGTGTTATTAGTGATAAAGATATTTGCAGTCATATTATTTTGGATATTGACGATAAAGGACAACAAAATGTATTAAAATGTCTTCAAGCATCTATTATTGATTCTAATAAATATATGACTCAGGAAGACGCTATGGATTACATTACTTCTTATGTAGCATTTACACCATTAAATATGGATAAAGAAACTGGTCTTAGGAAAAAACAAGAATTTGCCAAAGATGTCCTTGATTCTGACCTATTCCCTCATTGTCAAACTGTTAAGCAAAAAATATACTTACTCGGCTATATGGCTAAAAAATTAATTCAAACCAGTCTTGGTATGTTTAAAGAAGATGACCGTGATTCATATGTAAATAAACGTATTGAATTAACGGGAACTCTTTTAAACAATCTATTCAGAAACTATTTCAATAAACTGGTTAAGGAAATGCAAAAACAAATTGTTCGCGAAATTAATAATGGGTCTTGGCGTTCTATGGAAGATTATGAGAATATCATTAATGCTACTAATATTTATAAAATTATGAAATCAACTACGATTGAAAATGGTATCAATAGAGCTTTATCTACTGGTGATTTTAGTATTAAACAATCAAATAGTAGTAAGGTTGGTGTAGCACAAGTTCTTAATCGTCTTACTTATGTTTCTGGATTAAGTCACTTACGTAGAATCAATACTCCTCTTGAAAAAAGTGGCGAACTGATTGCGCCCAGAAAATTACATAATACTACTTGGGGGTTTTTGTGTCCTGCGGAAACTCCAGAAGGTCAGTCGATTGGTGTAGTTAAAAATATCAGTTATATGGCTCATATTACCATCCCTACTAATAGTTCTGCTTTATATGACTATGTAAATCCTTATATTATTTCGGTTAATGATACTGACCCTATTCATTTAAGTAACAAAGTAAAAGTATTTATAAATGGTTGTTGGGTCGGTATTGCCGAGAATCCTATTGAATTGTATAACGAAATGAAAGATAAGAAATATAGAGGCATTATTAACATTTACACATCAATTACGTTTAATTACGATACTCTAGAAATCCGTATTTGTAATGATAGTGGTAGACTAACTCGTCCTGTATTACGTGTTAGAGATAACAAAGCTCTCATTACAAGTGAAATTATTGACAAACTAAACAAAAAAGAAATTTCGTGGAATGACCTCCTTACAAACTGTAAACTAGACGAATCTGTCATTGAATATATTGATCCTGAAGAGCAAAACTTCTCAATGATAGCAATGAAATGTAAAAGTAATTATATTCAAGACCCAAATGCTTATTTCCAATATACACATTGTGAAATTCATCCTAGCACTATATTTGGCGTGTTAGCTTCTTGTGTACCTTATCCAGAGCACAATCAAGCACCTAGAAACACCTACCAATGCGCAATGGGTAAGCAAGCAATGGGTGTATATGCAACTAATTACGATAAGCGTATGGATAAAACCGCATATGTATTGAATTATCCTACTAGACCTCTTGTAGATACACGATTAATGAATTTTATACATCTTAATCAAATACCGTCTGGTACTCAAATCCATGTTGCTATTATGACTCATACTGGCTATAATCAAGAGGATAGTGTGCTTATTAATAAAGGTTCCCTCGATAGAGGTTTATTCCTTGCTACAATTTATCATACTGAAAAAGATGAAGATAAAAATATTATTCGTGATGAAATTATCAGATGTCAGCCTGACCCAGCTAAAACAAAAGGTATTAAGTTTGGTAATTACAGTAAATTAAACTCTGATGGGTTTATACCTGAAAATACATTGGTTGAGAATAGAGATGTTATTATTGCAAAAACTGTACCTATTAAAGAAAATAGAAATGACCCTATGAAAACTATAAAATATGAAGACCAAAGCAAAACGTTCAGAACAACTGAAGAAACTTATATTGATAAAAATTATACTGGTCGTAATGGAGATGGTTATAACTTCGCAAAAGTAAGAGTTCGTGCTTTAAGAAAACCCATATTTGGTGATAAATTTAGTTCAAGGCACGGACAAAAAGGAACTGTTGGTAATATTATACCTGAGTGTGATATGCCCTTCACAAAAGACGGACATCGCCCAGATATTATCATCAATCCTCATGCTATTCCCTCTAGAATGACTATCGGACAACTTAAAGAAACACTATTGGGTAAAGTATTATTGGAATTAGGTATGTTTGGTGATGGAACTAGTTTTGGAAATTTGGATGTTGCTACAATTGCTAATGAATTACAAAAGCTAGGATATGAAAGTTATGGTAATGAATTACTATATAATGGATTGACTGGCGAACAACTTGAAACTAGCATTTATATTGGTCCTGTATTTTATCAAAGATTGAAGCATATGGTTACAGATAAGCAACATAGTAGATCTATTGGACCTATGGTTAATCTTACTAGACAACCAGCTGAAGGTAGAAGTCGTGATGGTGGTTTCCGTATAGGAGAAATGGAAAGAGATGTTATGATAGCACACGGTATTTCCAGATTTTGTAGAGAAAGAATGTATAATGTTTCAGATAAATACAGCACACACGTATGTAATAAATGTGGTATGATTGCGTCCTATAACGACGGACAGAAAAATAGAATGTATAATACTGCCGATTTTAGCATACATTTCTGTAAAACATGTGATAATCATACTGACTTTTCCAAAGTTGAAATTCCATACGCATATAAATTAATGTCACAAGAATTACAAACTATCAATGTCGTTCCTAGAATTATTACTGAATAAAAGAATATAAAACAATTATATGAATAATATTCATAATACTTTTTTATGTATAAATACGTTGATGCGGAATTAAACGAAACTAATTTAAAGTTAAACGAAGTCCATAAAACCATATCATTTCATGATAAGAACCAACTATTAGAAGAAATACCAGAACAACTAATGGCATTAAAACATATCCAACCTGATAATATTGTTCTAGAACTCGGTGGTTCTATCGGTAGAAATTCTTGTATAATTAACTATATTTTAAGCAACAAAAGTAATCACGTTGTAGTTGAACCATCTACTAGAGAACTTGACACACTCAAATATAATCGTGATATCAATAATTTTGGATTTCATATTGAAAATTCTGCTATATCCAACTTTCCATTATATTCTCGTTATTGGTATACATATAAAACCCAGATAGAAGGCTCAACCCCTGTAAATACTATAACGTTTAATGATTTTATCAGTAAATATAATTTACAATTCGATACTTTAATTATAGATAATGAAGGAAATTTTGTTGATATGTTGAAAGATTTCCCAAATATTTTAGACAATATTAAATTATTAATTATTGAACAAGACTTTAATTCAGAAGATGACTTATGTTACTTCAAAAAAACAATGACGCAATCTGGACTAAAAATGGTTGATACTTTTTTAAAAGAACATCAATATGGTCCTGGTCTTGATTGGATTCATGGATTAAATACAGACCCTGTTTTTGTTTCTGTTTGGAAAAAACAATAATTTAGTTCATTTTTTTATAGTTTTGTCTCTTGATATACAAAACTATATGATTGACGAAAATTTACCAGAAGTTAGTGACGGAACAAATATTAATGATTCACGTTTACCTAACGAATTTAATGGAATATCATTTTCTAACTATAAAAAATTAAAAGTTCGTAATCATTTTATCGAACACATGATTAAAGGACAAATTGAACCGGCTTGTTATTGGTGTTGCGAATTAATATGTGCCGGACATTTTATGGATGTTTGGGAAAATATACTTCATTATGCCGGGAAACATATTCATATTGGTAATCCCAAAATTATTATTTATCTTGAAAAACGGTTTCTTATATTTCAAGCTATCATTAATGAAGGCAATTTTACATATCCCCATCAATTAAGGAATCATCCTACAATTAGACATTTATTTGCTGAAATCGTAGCCACTTTAACATTGTCTAATAGAAAACATAGTTTTGAACCTATTCGAATCAAGCGAAAAGAAGAATTTGATATGACACAAATTTCTGATAGGTTACAAGCGCCATCTACTAATTATATTCAACATATTCTTCGAAAAGATGACCCAAAAGAACTTCTTATACCTATTAATGAATTTTCTTACAACATATCTAAAGATAGAAAGGATACTATACACGCTTGTTATTGGATTGAATGGCTTATCGAATTTTCTATTGCATGTAATAGTAATAAACGTCCTTGTATATGTGACCCTAGACTCGACAACCCTATTGAATCTAAATTTAAAACGAATATTATCTGGATTTTATGGGATGCATTATTTTACCATTGCTATGAACTCAAAAATAAATACATAGAAGCTTTAATGAATTCACTTCATACTATTTTTTGTATAAAATATACGAGTAGCACTAACAAAAGAAGACGTTATTTACTCTACTTTGCGGTTGCGTTATTAACTGAAAACATACCCACTGATATTGAACTTATGCCAAATAAATCTACTATAAACTCGGTATGTGATAATATTAGTTTGGTTTATAAACAAATTAAGAAAAAGGAACATAAACCTACTACTGATTACTTATTTGCAAACATTGAAAAAGAAAAAACGATTAATGCATCTTTGCAAAAAATGGATTTGGTGAATTCCATCAACTTCAATACATAATTATTCTCTAGTAAAATATAATAAAAATATTATTATATTTTACAATAAGATGCCTACTCAATTTACATTACAAGAATTCATATCTTCACTTCATTTCGAAAAAGATTTATTCTTACTATTGAATACAAATACTAAACGAACTATATGTGAATGGACTACTATTTTATCACTAGTTAAAACTACTATCAATAATAGTTTACTATACAATCACTATTATATTGTTGAAGAAATGTTATTTTTATTTTTTAGTAGTCTTCGTTCTCCTAATGATTTTAGTAATGTTGAAAGCTGTCACCATTTATTACCAATAATACCTACTAAAACAGCACAAGAAAATTATATTGATTGTCAAAGTAAAAAAATGGATTTTTATATGGTGCTTGGTGAATTATTGTATGACCTACAAAAAAAGCCATTATTTTCTCAACCATTTCATGATTTCCTAATAGAAAAGCATCAAATATGTAAAAATAAATTCGTCGAACATTCCAAACGTTTATGTAATTATAATGCGAATGGAGCCGTTTGTCAGTTTCTTAAACAACTCATTTAAAATGCCGCTCCAAATGAACCACCTAGTGCGCTATTTGCTGCCATAGGTCCAAATGACATCTCTGGTGCTGCCATCATATTTTGTTGACCCATATCTGGTCTTGCGGTTGCTACTGGTGCTGGGGGAAAAGTTCCACCCTGCATTTGACTATTGTCTAAATGGTCTGCTTGACTTGGGACGTGTTGTGATACACGAACATTCTGTTTGACGTTTTGTTTAGTCTCTTCGGTAGATGGTCCATTCCATAGTTCAATTACACGATCTACTAAAATGTTTACTTTTAATCCTAACTTTGTTTGGATACTTAATACTATGATTAAGAATACCAATATTACATTTGTTAATGTCAAGTTCTCGTATTTGAAACCACTATATGTTGGGAAATATGTGATAATACGATGAATGATTACTGCACCGCAAAACATTATTGTCAATTGAATAAATATTTCTGCTAAAAGTTCTAAACTTGACTTCTCGGGGTCCGCCTCTGGGATGAATCGTTGAACGATTTTATTTAACATTACTATTGGAACTACTCCCATTGATGAATATTGAATTACATTTAATAATTCTGCTTGTCCCTCTTCTGTTGTTGAGAATACATGAGACAAGAAGGTTTTCTTTGATAAATCTGATTCGTTTATTATTTCCATTTATATATACAAAGTAATAGAAATTTGTTTTACAATAAACAATATAAAAAATACTTTATGATTATTATTGTGTAAGTTATTTACACAAAGTGTGTGGGTCCTGGTTTAGCTCAGTTGGTACAGTTTAATTACTGCAACAAAGAGCGACGGACTGTAATGGTATAATCTTTATTTACATAAAGCGGCTATCCGTCGGTCATCGGTTCGATTCCGATAACCAGGAAAAATTATAATAACTTACCTTTATTATAATTTTTGTAAAAAACATAAATATAAATCTTTTAATTTAGTATATATCATTTGGTATGTTGAAAAACGTTGTTGAAATCAATAAGCATAAAAATCGTGACCCTTCACAGCCTAAGCACGAGGAATACCAGTATCTTAACTTAATTCAAGACTTACTAAATGAAGGTTCTATGCAAAAAGGAAGAAATGGAAATGTTAAAACCGCTATCGGTGCGGCTCAGCATTATTCATTAGAAAATGGAAAAATTCCAATTTTCACTACCAAAAAAACTGCTTGGAAAACTTGCCTTAAAGAATTGCTATGGTTTATTAAAGGTGATACATCAAATAAGCGGTTGAATGATGTTGGGGTTCATATATGGGATGGAAATACCACCAGAGAATTTTTAGATTCAAGAGGGTTACAGCATTATGAAGAAGGGGATGCGGGAAGCCTTTATGGATTCTCGTGGAGGTTCTGGAATGCACCATATAAGGGTTGTGATGCTGATTACTCTGGAAAAGGAATAGACCAACTACAAAATGTAATAAATACATTAAAAGACCCAGAACAAAGAACATCACGTAGAATGGTAATAAGTGCTTGGAATGTTGAACAATTAGACTCTGGTTGTTTACCACCTTGTCACGTAATTATGCAATTTAATGTTATTGATGGAAATAAATTAAGTTGTTGCATGATGCAGCGTTCAGTTGATGAAGGTTGTGGTGCAAGCTTTAATGTAGCATCGTATAGTTTTCTTACGCACTTACTCGCTAAGCATTGTGACTTAGAACCTTATGAATTTATACATTATATGAATAATTGTCACATATATGAAGAACACTTAGAACCACTGAAAGAACAAATTACCAGAACACCTCACGACTTTCCTACTTTAACAATTCTAAATAAAAGGGATAATATAAATGATTATACAATTGATGATTTTAAAGTTGAGAATTACGTTCACGAAGCACCCATTAAACTAAAGATGGTAGCATAATTTCGTCTGTCTTTGTATCAATATAAGAATAATTTGCAAATTTGGGATTCGGAGACTTTATACGGTGTAGTATAGTTGCGGTACATACTTTTAGTTGTATTCCAGCTTCTGTTACTGTTATATAAGTTTCTCCATCAATTAGTACTTTTCGTGCGTTTTTTGGTATTGTTGGACCATTTTTTTCTCTATTCTTTTGTTTAGTTTCTCTAACCTTTTGTTTAGTTTCTTCGCTATGATGTTTTCCGAAAAAAGGGTTTTTTTCACCTAACCGTTCACTCGCAATAACCGACATTTTTTCTTTTGTTTCCTGAGATGCCTTTTTTCCAAGACGATAAGTATTACCTTTATGCATTTCTGAATATAATCTTTTAACTTCGTCGGTATGTGTTCTTCCATACATACCATTTTTTTCTCCACTTTGCCCCCACCGTTCCTGTCTTTCTTCTTTTGTCATTTTACTAATTTG